AGTCTATACAACCTACATCTGCACAAGACAGCTATTATGCTATCATAAAGAATATGCGTGAAAACGTGGCACTTCTTGCGATGGAAATAAAGAGCATGCCGAGCATGAGCCTTGACAAGCAATTCTCGGTATATATGCAATACGAACGTCAAATTGAGCAAGTGAGGAACAGAATCGCTGAACTGAGGCAAGAACTCAACAATGTCGGGAAAGACCCCAATGGTTCACGTCTCGTAGTCAAGCAGATAACTGATGAAATTGCTGCAAGTCAACAAAGAATCGTACAACTTGAACGAGAGCAAATACAAGCCACTCAACAGATTGCGAACGCAGATAAACAGTCTCTGGAAGCAAAGACTGCACAATACGAAAGGGAAAAGCAAGAATTGATACAAATGTCTGCTGGAGAGCGAGAACGTGTATCGTTTATTCGCCAACAGACGGATGAGCTTAACAAACAACTCCAAAAAATAAAGGAGATTGACAACGCAAAGAAAGCGAGGTCTGCGTTCACAGTTATAACGGAGATGCCTGCGGAAGGAGAAGCGCAATTAAAAGCAAAGTTAACAGCACTCGTTGAATTGAAGAGAAAGGTCGCTGACACTCCATTGTTAACGAAGGCAAATACAAATATGCTCGACTGGATGATAGGGGATGTTAGCAGAAAGCTTGACGCAATAAAACGTTCGTATGGAGCGACGATGGACGATACTGCGAGAAAGACCGTTAACACAGCACAGGCACTCCGTACAGCACAAGAGAGCGTTGCAGAAGCAATCAGAAAAGGCGTCAGTGCAATGGATAAATTCAAGGAGACTATGGAAAGCATACGTCAGCAAAACGTCGACTCGCCGAAGGGTATGCTGACTGGAATAAAAGACCTCCATCAAGCATGGAGAGATATGAGGAACGCATATTTCTCAATGTCGGACGCACAGAAGGAGTCTCCTCTCGGTGTTGCGCTTAAAAAAGATATAGAATACGCAAACCAGTTGATAACCGCATTACAGGGACGAAATAAACTTATTGCAGGTATTGGAGCAGGTGCGCGTGACACGATAGGGGCAAGCGCAGACGCGTCATTTGCAACAAGGATAGAAGAACTAACGAAATCGTATCGTAAGCTGCAAGAGACTTACAATTCCATGTCTGCGACGGAAAAGTCGTCTCAACGTGGAAAGGATTTGGAGAAAGAAATAAACGACACATACAGACTGATTTCTGCGTTAAAAGAACAGAGAAAGGCTGCACAAGCACTTGCACAAAAAGAAGAATACAAAGGCAGTAGTTACCAGACACTTTCTGAAAAGATTAAAGAACTAACGAGCAGTTATAGAGGTCTTTCCGCGGCGGAAAGGGAATCAGAAAAGGGTATGGATATTAGGAGACGTATCCAGAACTACACAAAGGAAATGCAAGACATTTCCAAGATGATGTCAAGACCCGTGAGTTTTGGAGATGTGATGGGAATACAACCCAAGACTCTTGACGACATCGCATACAAGATGCGGCAACTGCAATCGTACAAGCAAGGCATAGATATAACGAAACCAGGCGCAGTCGACGAAATTAAAAAGGTGGACGAGGCACTCGCGGCTCTCCAGAAACGGATGGACAAGTACACTGGTAAGACGAAGGATATTATAAGCAACAATACTGCATTAGCACGCTCATGGAACTACATGAAGAACCGTCTTGCGTTCTACTTCACCGTAGGTGCAACAACCTCGTTCCTCAAGAATCTTATTGAGGTTCGTTCTCAATACGAAATGAACGAGCGTGCATTGGGAATCCTCATTGACAGTGCGGAACGTGGAACACAGATATTCAACGAGTTGTCGCAGATGGCTCTTGTCTCTCCGTATACACTTATCGAACTGTCGTCCGCTGCAAAACAGTTGACCGCATACGACATTGCAGCAAAGGATGTCGTCGACACGACACGAAGAATGGCGGATATGGCAGCTGCTGTCGGTATTCCCATCGACCGTCTCACTTATGCGCTCGGTCAGATAAAAGCATACGGATACTTGAACTCTCGTGATGCACGTATGTTCTCCAACGCAGGTATCCCTCTCGTCAAACAACTTTCTGACTACTACACAGAACTTGAGGGCAAGATGGTCAGTGTCTCTGATGTGTATGACCGCATAAAGAAGAAGACAATCGACTTCAACACCGTCATGTCGGTTATGAACAAGATGACGGACGAAGGCGGTAAGTTCTTCGACTTCCAAGCAAAGATGGCAGACACCTTAAAGGTGCGTCTTGCGAACTTGACTCTTGCGTGGAACAATATGCTTAATGATATTGGAAAGGACTCACAAGGGTTGTTAACATGGACTATTGATGGCCTAAAAGAGTTGTTCTTGCACTGGAAACAGTTGAACTCGTTGATTATAGAATTGGCATGGGGTGGAGGAATCATCCTTGGCTTGCGCACGATTGCATTCATCGTGCAAAGGATTAGGTTCTCCCTTGGTTATATCGAAAGACAAGTGCCAGTCGCTGCACTCGCAGGCAAGAAGGTGGGAAATGTACTACGTACGATATGGCATTCTCTCGGTGCAATAGCAACAAGTAGAATAGCATGGGTAACGGTTCTCGGTATTACCGCATGGGAGATATTGGATAATCTAATTATAAGCGCAAATAAAGCAACCGTCGAGTTCAACAAGAATCTGAGGGAGACTGGCGCGTCTACATTCAATGATATAAACGGATTCCTTGACAAATACATGGACATCCGCAAACAACTTGTCAAATTTGAAAAGAACGAAGGCGGCGGATTACTTAACTACACGATTATACCGCAAGACATAGACAAGAGTGAGGCTCAAAAGACATGGGAGGCGGTGCGTGAACAAATAGAACTATCTACCGCCGCAAGTGACACATACTTAGCAAGCCTCATGCAGATAAGTGACGTTAACGAACGACTGAGACAAGGATTTGTGTTGCTTGAAGACATCAACAAGGTAAATGCGGCGTTCAAAGAAATCACCGACACAACCTTCAAGGTGACGAGCGACCACTCTAAGTGGTGGAACTTTGGATTTCTCCCAGACGGACTCATAGAGAACATAAAAGACTATCACGAGACTCTTGAGAGTGTGAAAGAGTCATGGGGTAGCGTCGGAGAGGCATCAAGCAACGCGTCAGAGGAGGCTCAGAAAGACGTTTCGTCGTTAACGAATCAGTTCGCGCATTTGCAAAAGGATGTGGACAAATTTGCAGACTCTATCGATGAGTTCACCGACAGAATGGGACTGACGAGTCCACAGCAGATAATGGAAGCGTACAGTCGTGCAACCCAGAAACTTGTAGCAGACAACAACTTGTCTCCTCAAGAAGCGTTCGACATGCAACTCGCAATCGAGGGACGTAAAAACGAAGCAGTCAAAAAAGCACTTGAGGCGAGAATCGCAGATGAACGACGTGCGTATGAAGAGACGGAAAATGAGGTTGCGAAACGTTTTATTGCGAACCGCATCAACATGAATGTCGAACAATACAAGTTGTTTGAAGAAAACACCGATAAACAGCTTGCGTACTGGGGTGATTTTACGAAATACATGAAGGAAAACCATATCTCAGAAATGCAAGCAATGTTCGGAAATATGGACGAGGAGCAACTCAAACACATAGACTGGCAAGAGGAACGATACCAGAACTTCATCAAAAGGTCTGTGGAGAGTTATGCTAAACGACACAAGATGTCTTACGACGAAGCCTTCAACCACCTCAAGAATCTTGTCAACAATGCGAACGCATGGGAGATTTTTATAAAACTGACCATATCCACGGATGCTGCGAAGTCGGTTTACGACTTGTTGACAGAGGCAGACCAGAATGCAGACAAAGCATACGGCCAAATCGACCGACTCAAGAAAGGTGTCACCGACCTTGAGAATAAAATTACTGAACTCAACGCTGTCCCAATGCCACAAAGAGGTAAGAAGTGGGCGGCTGATATGCAGAGATATACAACCGCACTTACAAATGCAAGAACAGAACTCTCGCAAGCGCAAAAGGACTATGACAAGGCGGTAAACGAAGACCTTGGTAAGTCTAAGAAGACGGAGTCTGAAAAGAACAAGACTGACAAAAAATCCGCTGCTGATGCAAGAAAACGTGAACGTGCAGCAGCGGCAGCGAGACGACAGGAAGAGTCCGAACTCCAGAAGACCCTAAAGGATGAACTCTCTCTTATTGACAAGATTCGCAGCACATACAAAGACCTCACAAAGGAGGGCATGAACCATGCGGATGCGGTCAATGTTGCGACTGACGGCTACGAGAAAACCGTTGAGGAAATCAACAAGGTCTTTGCGAAGTGGGGTATCGAAGAGTTTAATCCGAAGAAGTTCGCAGGTGTTGCGAATCCTGCTGAAATCATGACCATGTTGTCGAATCAACTTGAGAAAATCAAAGCAACTGGTCGTGCTAAACCAAGTGAGATTAAGGACTTGGAGGTCAAGATTAATTCTCTCAATGTTGATGCTAAGAAATACGACCTCACGAAGATTACCAAGGGTCTCAACAGTGAACTCGACAAGTTGAAAGACGAGTATGAACTTGCTGTGGAACTTGACGCAAACCCAGAACTGGGTGGAATGTTCATGGATATGTTCGGAATTGACACCGATGCTCTTCCACAGACCTTTAGGGAGGTGTTTGATAAAGCAAACTCCCTCATCAAGGAGGACATGAAGAAACTCAACATCGACACCACTGGTTTTGATATACTGCGTTCCGACTTAACTCCAACCGATGGAAAATGGATGGGGTTGGACAGCGAGAGCACATTCTACCAGACCATAACCAAGTGGCAGAAGACACTCCGTGACATGTTCCAGAAAAACATGGAGGAGACGGAGAAGATGCTCGATGACTATGTGCAGAAATACGGAGATTACTCCGACAAGATAGCAGCGGTTGAGGCAGACAGACTCCTCAAACTCAAGAGACTCAACGACCAATACTACGACGATGAGATGAAGTCTCTCCCAGAGTATCTTGCAAAACTGAATGCCATTGAGAAAGGTGCTGCAAGAGAGAAAGGTCAGATAAAGTTCGATGAGTTCAAGAACTCAAGACTATACATTGAGATGTTTGAGAATCTCGACTATGTGTCTACCGCAACTCTTGAAACGTTGAGAAAAAAACTCGATGACTTGAAGTCGGAGATGGGAAGGTTATCGCCAGAGCAACTCAAACAAGTGACTGAACAGCTTGAGAAAATCGACACAGAACTCACGTCTCGCAAACCGTTCAAGGGATTCGCAAAGAACATGAAGAACTATGCGAAGGCAATGGGGAAGGTTGGCAAGGATGCGCAGAAAGAGTTTATCCGTGCTCAAGAGAACTACGACACGCAACTCGGTATTGTAACCCTATTAAAGGAGCAACTTGAACAGAAAAAAGCGGGGCATCCGACAGATGAGTTGGGCCTTGCGCTCATCCGTGAGACGCTGGAAGTCGAAGAAGAGAAGTTGCAGAAACTGAAAGAAGAACTTGACAAAGCGGAAGCACTGAATAACCAGTACAACATAATGAGAATGTTGTTCGGACAACAAGCTAATGCAATTGCGAAGTTCGCACAAGCGATTGCATCGAACTTGGAAGCACTTACTGAGTTGCGAGACACTCTGGAGCAGACTTTCAGTGTTGATTTCGGTGCAAGAATCAATGGTACGGTGGACTCTCTCGCTAAATTCGGTCAAGGACTCAACCAGATAGTATCTTCCGCACAAGGAGGAAACGTTGTCGGTGTTGTTACTGGCGCTGTGAACACTGTCGCAGGACTTGGAGATTCCATCGCAAGCATCTTCGGAGACGGCGCTGCAAGAACAAAACGTCTCAATCGTGAGATAGAACGCAGTCAGAAGACCGTGAGAGACCTCAACAACGCATACAAGGAACTTGAACGACAAGTGGACAAATCTCTGGGAAGTGCGGAGACGAAAGCGAGAAGGCTTGCAATCGCCAACAAGGAGGCGGAACTTGCGGAACTTGAGCGACAACTCGCACTTGAACAACGCAAACGCAGCAAGGACAGGGACAAGGATGCAATCGAGGACTACAAGGAGAAGATTCAAGACTTGAAGTATGAGATTGCTGACTTGCGTGAAACTCTCGTGAATGAACTTCTCGGCAGTGACATCAAGTCCGCAGCAGAGGAGTTTGTCGACGCATGGGTCGAGGCTTGGAAAGCAGGTGAGACCACCCTTGATGCTATCGAGGAGAAGATGGACAGCATGATTTTCAACCTCATCAAGAAAGCGGCAACATCGAAGATTGTCGCCAACCTGCTCAAACCTCTGTATGACGCAGTAGACCAGTACACAACTGAGGGTTCTGAGGGTGGTGTCGCACTTACACCGCAAGAAATCAAGAACCTCACCGACTTGAGCAAGAAACTTGATGTTGACATCAACAATGCACTCGGTGCATACTATGGAAACCTCAAGTCCATCGGTGCGATAGGTGACACTGGAGTGCAACTCAGCGCATTGCAGCAAGGAATACAGGGTATCACCGAAGACCAGGCAGGAGCACTTGAAGCATACTGGAATGCAAACACACAACAACAGTATGTTCACACCGACCTCCTCACCCAAATCCGTGACACCATCATCGGTTTCGACCTTGATGTGCAGACCGCAAACATCGGGCAGATACTCTTGCAGCTACAGGCATCATACCAAGTGCAGATGTCGATACAATCAATCCTTGAGGGTGTCTTGAACCCCTCTGGACGCGCATTCAACGTTGAACTATTGAGTTAGAAGACAAATATGGAAAAGGAATTTTTCAACTTCTTGAAAAACGCTTACACAAGCGGACTATGCAGCGAGTACCGTGACGAGATTCGTTCTTGTCACGGTGACAAGCTGCAACTCGTAAGACTCGCAATGAGACAACAAAGCATCCCATATGTCGCAACAAAGATGGCTGATGGTGTGATAACAAAGGAGTATGCTATGAACAACTTCGGAGAGTACATGAACGGGGTTGTCCTAAAGGACTGTGATGATGTCCCAGACTACACCTACTCATGGTACATGGACTATCCGTACGACAATGCAATTGTAGTGGAGACGGATGTGTGTCATGTGTCGCACACAAAGGATAAGGACATCGTGATACAAGAGACGAAATGCCCAATACTCTACATCAGCAACCACTCAAAGGTGAGTCTTGTGTGCGAGGGGTACAACAGTGTCAAGGTTTATCTCTTCGACGACTCCGAACTCAATGTCGAGGACACTGACATCGATAGCACCATAACGGTGTTCAAGTACAGTGACAAATGCTCGGTTGAAGAAGGGAGGTTCTGTTTCGCAAAAGTGAAATCGTTTAACAAAGAGTTAAAATTATGAATAAGTCAAGTGGCAAATATTACGCAAAGAAAACCGAAAGTGAGACATTTCAAGACATAACTGAGATGTTCGACGGTGTCGCAGTCCTTGAACTAAAGGGTCTGCTCAACAAGGGGAAACCAGTGAATATATACACCGAACAGTGGATAGACGAGCAAGAGGAGGATTTCCTCATCACCACACAGGACTCCAACGAGAACCCAGTTGTGATAAGGGAGAACACCGACATCGAACTCACGTTCATCATCCGAAAGAACTACGCGGCGGACAAAACAAACTTCGATGTTCTGGATGTCCACGATGAGTTTGTGGACTACATGACCAACACCGATGTCTGGTTGCGGTCAAAATACGTTGGAAACAAGTATGTGCATTGCGTTGTCTTGGACACATACGAACCAACAACCATCAAACTCGACCGTGGAGACAAGTCCTACATCATGGGGACGATAAAATTCCACTGCTTAGACGCACCGAAGGAACAGGTTAAAGGAAACGTTCAATTATAATCAGCACAATTGTAGGTCTTATTTTTGTTTTGGTTGTTTAATACGTACTACAAAGAAACCCTCCATCCGTGACGGACAGAGGGTTTCAACAATTTAACAAAACAACAAAATTATATGAAATGGAACATCAAAAATCGTCCTTGTTGTAGCCTTCAAGGTCTGGTTTCTCGTCAAACGTGTTCTGTGACTCCTTTATCATCTTCTCCTCCGAACGCATCTGCGAACGTGGAAAGGAACACATGTTCAATGTCTGACCTATCACGCTGTAACCGTCTACTATCTTGTCGTGCTCAATGGAGTAGGGAAGAACCTCGCCCTTTATCTCGACAAGCATGCCTCGGTTGAAATGATTGTTGATGTACTTGACAAGACCCTGCTTGTAGATGCACTTCCACGAAAGATACTTGTCGTCGACAATTTCTCCGTCACTCTTGCGGTATCCCTTCTTGAACTCGGTCACAAAAACCAAGCAACCCCCCTTGTTGGGGAGATATTTTATGGATTCTATGAATCCTATAACACTGAAACTTGCCATATAATTCGATTTAAACCGTTTTATTTGCTTTCTAAGCGCATTTCGCCACTCCTATGGGTAACTTATCCACCAAGACAGAGAAAACCGCTCAGAGAGCAAATTTCACACTTCTTACTCATCCACCTCATCCTCCATCGCAACGAGTGCAAGAACGCAGTAGTTCGCAATATCGAGGAAATTGTCTCGCATGGTCTCAGACTTGATGTTCATGTGGTCTCCCTTGACCATCTTCTTGAGTCGGTTCAGCTTGTCGTTCACTCTTGCAACTGGAACAACATACCCGAACTCTCGGATGGTGTCCACAAAACTGTTTCCGTAGTCGGAGTTCTTCTGGATGAACACGTCACGCATCTCATCGAGAATGTAACAGAACTTCTCCGTCTCCGTCATCTCAGACTTTTTATTCACAGTCATTATGCTCATAACGTAATGTTTCCGTTGTCGAGATACTCTAATGTCAACGCACGGTCGTTGTAACCAAGCTTGGACGAAATGGATGATATGAAACGATTCGCCTCCTCTGGGGTCAGTCCGTCGACAACTCGGTCACGCAACGCGCCGACACCGCAATGTCTAAGACCACGGATGTAGTCAACAACATCAGACATCGTGTCGTACGACAGCTTAAAAGAGTCGTCGTCCTCAAGACGAAACTCAACCCCGTCTCTGGTAACCTCGATGTCAATGTCAACACCAAGACCCAGCATCTCTCGGATGTGAGACAGAGAAACATTATCACCCTTCCGCAACCGCATGACTAAAACGGTATCTCGTCGTTGCTACTATTGTTGCTCACACTCTGCGGTTGGGACACACTCTGACCACCGACATTTCCGTCTGCAATAGAACCTCCGATTGGAATCGGTGTCGCACCGTTGACAACAACACACCTCCAGCACATCAATGTCGTGTACCAGCGACCATTCCACTCGCGACTCTCCGCATCAAAACTCACAGAGACATCAGCACCCTCACGAACAAGTATCTTGTTCCACATCTCCGTGTTCAAAACGTCAAACTTCAAACGCTTGGAAAACTGACCAGAGGTCTCTATAACAAAACCGTTCTTCGTGAAATCAGAACCGTTGCGACCCTTGAACGTCTGCGGCTCTAACACCGCAATAACTCTACCATTGACTTCCATAATAAATTATTAATTGATTTATTGACTCACTTTGTTTCCGTAAATATCTTATTACAGTTTGCAAAGATATATATTTTATCTTTAATCTCAATCATAAATTAACGTTTTTTTGTTTTTATGTAAATTATATATATTATATCGATTGTATATTGTGACTTAAAATATTTTACGTTTACATTATAACCAAGAGTCCATCATAATTAATTATAGTATTACTATATAAGAAAAAAAACAAAATCATAAATAAACATCTGGAGAGAAAAACACACAAAAACAAACAAAACTCGTTTATTTCGCTTCTAAGCGCATAAAAACACATAAGACTACCAACTACACCAAAAAACAATTTGAACGCGACAGAACGCAAATAAATGCGCTTAAAACGAATTCTACACGACTGGACAACGATTGCAAGAACACAAGAAAGAACAAAAAAACAACTGCAACAGACAATATCAACACACAGTAAACAAAAGAAAAAATAAAAAACGACAGAAAATCAAAAAATAAAAGAAGAAAAAATAAAAAAAAGAAAATGGGAACGTATGCACCAACCTACTCCGCTCGGTGGTGCACCCCTCCCACCCCTGTTTTTTTGATGCGGTGCGCGTAAAAGTAACGAAAAACGCATTTTGTATTTCTCTGAAATGAACGTACCACACAAATACACACTCTCAACCCTATTATTTGTCAAAATATTTTACCCTATTATTAAATAGGTATATACATATCATAAAGAATAATATTAAGTGTATTTATTACACTATATGATACGTTTATATTATGTAAAATTTACACAATGTATATATAGTCTATTTTATCTTTACTGATATATATCTAAATATATCAAACTAAATTAAGTGTAAAATATACACTAAATAAACACTATATAATATTTTATAATTAA